GGGCGCAGTTCGACGGGCAGCACGTATTCGCATTGCACTGAATCCCAACTGCCATTACCGATATTGCCGGAGTATTTGACGAGCATCATCATGCCGGTGCGGATGACCGTGAAGCCCTTCGCGTTGTACAGGGTTACGGAATCCCACAAAGCCCCCCTCGGCGTGAACAGGCGTACCGGCGTGCCGACCGTGATGCCGTCAAGCGGGATACGCCACAACGGCATGTACGCGTCAACCGCACCGGACAATATCTTCCCTGACGGAATGGTCGGGTCGGCGGCGGCAGTCGCGTTCGGCGTACCCTTCAACACGGTCAATGCCACATTCTCATTACCGGTCTTGGAATCTCGATGGTAGTGTGCGCAGATGATGTCATTGCGTTTCATGCCCTGCGACCCGTTGGAGATCGTCACCGATTCCGCCGCCGTGATATGCCAGTCCAAGCCTTGAATCGACGCGCAGCCGGTGCCGATCGTCGCCCTGTTGGACGAACTCATCGAGCATTTGAACGAATCGCCCCAGTCGTACACCACGTCTGACTTCGAGAACTTGGCCTGATGGATGATCGCCTTGTCCTCGCTTGAGATGTGTGCAACTCCGGCCTTGCCGTCAACCAGTTCGATGGTCACTGTCCAACCTCCTTCAACCATGCTTCAAACGATTCGTCATCCTTCTGCATGAACGCCATGAAAGACGCATTGCATTGGGAACACAATTCGTAAATGTCAGGTGCCACATCATCCGCGATGCGGGTCGCCTTGCCAGCCGAATAGCGGCGCACGGTGAACCATTCACGCGCCTCAGTATCGCCAGCGGCGACATAAGCGGTCTTGCCGCACTTGTCGCATACATACTTCGAGTAACCGTCAGACTTCACTATCCAATCCTTTCAAACGTAAAACAGCCAAGCGAAGGCAACTGCCTCCACGTGCCGCCGAAATCCACGGAAGGGTCAACACCAGTCGTGTTCTGGACCACGTATCCGATTGGGAACACGACCCTCCCGGAAGCGCCGTCGCCGACATGCGCGCTGATGACACCGTCAACGCTCACGATCGTGGAACCGTCCACCCTTACGCCACCAAGCACGTCCGTGGACGCCTTCGGCAACGCGTAGGCGTTCGCGCCCCGTTCGACCGAAGCGAGCTTCGACCGCTCGTCATCGGTCATCATGCCCGACTTGGCATTGTCGGCCACGGTCTTGGCCGCATCGGCGACGTTCTTCGCATCCTCGGCGGTCTGATTCGCCTTGCCGATCTGCGCCGCGAAACCGGAAGCCGTCTTGTTCGCAGACTCGGCGACCTGCCTGACGGATTCCAAATCCTCGGAAGCGACTTCCGCGTTGATCGTGCTGCCTGAAATTGATAGGCCACGGCCAGCTGTCAAAGACGCGCCGCCGCCAGCCGAACCACTGGAAGACGAAGAGGAAGAGGGAGAACCGGAATAGTTCGCGTTCGCCGACTGCACCGGCAGTCCGACCTCGAACGTCGAAGTCAAAATCCCGGAATCGATTTTCACGATTCGCTTCGTCACCACGGCGGTGACGTTGACGCCGGAAGCCTGATCCGTCGCAACAATCTTGTCATCCACGCGCAGACCGTCGCCGACCTCATCGGACAACGTCACTTCGACCGAACCACCGGTCTGCAATTCCTGCAGATGCTTCTTCGTCTCGGATTGCAGCGTGCCCAAATCCGCGTTGGAATAGTCGTATGTGGCGCATACCTCATCGGCGCCTACGAGCGTCTGCGTCTGACTCACCACGCCGGTTGCATCCGCGAAATAATTAACCACCAGACGGTTCTTGAGCTCCTGCGAGCCAAGGCCGATGAGATGATTCACCGCGCGACGGTTGGTCTCGGCCTTGAAATCCACCAAGTCAGAATCGATCGTGTTCGTGATGGTCTGCACCGGCACGATGCCAAGCAGGATCTTGTTGCCGGACGCTTTGAAATCAAGCCTGCGGCCACATGATGCAAGCAATGTGCGCAAGCCGGTGTAGGCGTCCACATAACGTGGATTCTGGAACATCCAATTCGACAAAGTGGAAGCATCGGAGGAATCGACAGTGAAAACCGTATCCAAACCGATGCGCTTCAAAAGGTTTTTGAGGATGTCAGGCAGCTTGCCGGAGACGGTCAGGTAATCCTGATTCGCGTCCGGCTGCAATATCTTCGCCGCCAACATGCCAGTCCACGATTGGCCGATCCACGTGGCCGTGGACACGCCACCGGAAACAGTTACACGACGGTCGATGATCCGGCCGCCCACGTCACTGCCGTCAAGCCAGAAATACCAGCCATGTTCGATTTCCGGCGCATCCGGATCTTCGATGGTCAGTTCGAAGTCGTTTTCATCGGTGCCGCAAGCCCAATCCAACGTCACCTGCGATATGCTCGCACGTGGCGTCAGCTTGCCGTCTGCGATGATAACGTCCGCCATGGCACACCTCCAGAAACGTCAAACATGGTCAAGTCGATGCCAAAATTGCCGGAAACCGTCAAGAGAGATTCTCCGGCAGGTATCGGCTCGAAAACATATGAGCCGCTTCCGCTGCCGTTGCCACGAACGCCCTTGTCGAAAACATCCGAAACGTCGCCGTTTTCGGCTGTCAGCGTTATCGTCTTCCGCAATCCAGTGGCCGACAGTGACATATGACCGCCTTCCGGCACTGTCACATCAACCGCGTAAGTGTTGCCGCCAATCTGGAAAGACGGGTTGACGCAAGGGCCGAAAATGACCGCAGTGAACTCAGCGGCCTTGCCTGTCGGATTATTGACCGTCAAGGCGATTTTCGACGGGGCCAAATCGGTCGGCAAGTCCAGTGGAAGGTCAATCTGCGAGCCGGTGCCTGTCGTCATCGGAAAGAAATGCTGCACCGGCAGCGCGCGACGCCAAACGCCATCGCAAAGGACAATCGTGTAATCGACTTGCGCGTATTCCGGCCATGGCACCAGACCGAGCGAAGAACCGACGACATACGCCCGCTGGAACCATTCGCCATCGACGGTCAACATGCCTGGCGTAACGGCCTGCACGTCCGAATCGAAAGCCGTCTGAGCGGCATCCAATGCGGCTGGCGTTTTGGTGCGGACGGTCATTTTCGCCGTCGAAGCGTTTCTGCTCACCGATTTGATGCCGCGGGTGGCCAGCGTGTACGTCCATGCGTATCCGCGCATTTCCTGCAGGTCAGCCACCCACAGATCATCGGCGTTGAGGTCGATGACCGTGCCATCATGCGACGTGTATTCAAGTTCGCGCATATCTGCGGATCAACCTCCCCAAGTCACGGTCGCTGACCGTCGAATCATCGGACGCGGCACTGATAATCGCGCCAAGATCATTGTGCAGGCTGGTTATCGCCGCCACCACGGAAGCGGTATCAACCTGTACGCTGACCTGATTGCCTGTCATCTGATTGGCTGTGGCAAACACTTCGCGTGGAATCTTCCGCTCGTTCAGCAGGCGCATGTTATCGACGCCGTAATAAGCCGTGGCCGCAGCATTGTGCGTGAACTCGCCCGCTGTAAGACGAGCGTTGAGCAGATACACGCTGTCGCTCAACCCGTTGCCAGGCGCCCACGCCGGATCCACGTAGCCGGAAAACATGCCGCCGCCTGCGAACTGCTGGAAGTGGCCATCGGCGAACATTCCACCGGTGTAGCCACCCTCCTTCTTCGTCTTTTCCGTGACGGTGAAGCTCTTGTCCGCGATCTTGAAGTTGTTGATGGAGCGGAGCACCGGAGTCGCCTGGTCGTTGACCGATGCGGTGCTCTTCTTGTCGTTCAGCTTCTTGCGGTTGACAGCGTCGACCTTCGGTCCGGCCTTGTCGGTCGAATCGAGGGTGTTCTTCTTGTTGTTGAGCCTCTTCGCGTTCGCGGCGTTCGCCTTCGGCGTTGCCCTGTCGGTGGAATCCAAGGTGTTGCGCTTGTTTGACAGTTTCTTCGCGTTGGCCTTGTCTACCTTCGGCGAGGCGTTGTCCTTCGCGTCGAGTCTGGCTGTGGCTTTCTTTCCGTTGAGCTTTCCGATGTTCTTGGAGGCGGCGTTCGCCTTCTTGGATGCCTTGTCGATCGCGTCGATGGTGGCGTTGACGTGCTTCCTATTGAAGTCGTCCATCATCTTCTGCGCCTTCTTGGCGCTGGCCGTGGCCTTCTTGTCGTCGGCGTCGAGCTTGGCCTTCGCTATCTTCTTGCTGAATTTGTCAAGGTTGGTTTCCGCGCCTTTGGTCTTCGACTTGGCCTTGGAATCGTCAACGTCAAGCTTCGCCTTGTTGTTGTCGGCGGTCATCCTGATATTGTCGATGGAAGCCTTGATGCTGTCGGAGCTCAGTCCCCAACGGTCGGCCAAGGCGTTAGCGGCCTGTTCGCTCATGCCCGAGGCTTCGGCCTGTCGGATGATCGCGTCACGCGCGTCCTGCAGCACGCCGTTCGCACGCTCGATCTCGCCGCTGCTGAAACCGGTGCTCTCGCCCTGCTTGAGAATCTTCTCCGCAGCATTCTGGGCGCTGCTGGCGATGTCCTCCAAGGCCTGCTTGGTCTTCGTGCCCTCCTCGGAAAAACGGTCAAGCAGATTGCCGGACTGGTCGAAGACGATGCCGTTGTCCTCGCATGTTTTTGACAGTTCACCGATCTTCTGATTCAGCTGGTCGACCGCCTGGTCTGCAGTCAGATTGCCCGACTCCAAACCAAACAACGCCTGGACAAGATCATCGATTTGGCTTGACGCATCCGAAGCGGAAGAGCCAAGCTCTTTGTTCGCGCTGGCAGCTTCCTTCGCTGCCGATGCGGACTTGCCGTCAGCGTCCACGGCGTCCTTGGACGCCTTCGCCTTCTGCTTGGTCTGCTCCTTGGCTTCCTGATATGCCTTGGCCTCGTCCTTGATGCTGTCGCGCATCTTCTGGGCCACGGCCATCTGCGAATGGCCCTGTTTGCCGTATTCCTTCAGCGCGGCGTTGACCTTATCGGTCGCGGCCTTGTTGCCCATGGCGGCGCTGGTCATGTCGGTCAGGCTGATTTTCGCCTCGCCCATCCAGTGCGTCATGTCCGCGCCGGCGAAATTCATCTTCTGATACGAGGCTGCGATTGTTTCGCTGATGCTGCTGCCGGATTCCAGAGCCGACTGCAATTGCTCCGTGGCTTCCTTGGCCTTCTGCTGGCGGCTAATGAAGGCGCTCAGTGCGGCCCCGGCCACGGTCAGCGCGATGCCCCACGGCCCGCCGAGCAGGCTCATGACACTGCTGCCGACCGCCTTGAAACCAGCCGTCTTCAACTGCGCCTTGCTGGCGCTCGTGCCGAACGTCTCCAATTGCTCCTGCGCGCTCTGACCGCTCGCGCGGAACATCTGGAAAGCGGTCTGCGCGGAAGCCAAAGCGGTCTTGACGCGTTGGATCGGGTCGATGGCCAGACCGATGTTGTTGGCCATCGTGCTGGTGCTGCCGTTGAGATTGCCTGCGGCCTTGTGCACGGCTCCGAACACGCCGGCCAATGATGCCATGACCACGAGCGTCTGCTGCGCGCCTGACGGCAAACCGGCGAACGCGTCAACCAGCGTATCCAACCCCTGCACCATCTTGCGCAAAGGCCCCTGAGCGCCCTCACCCACGGAAATCATCAAGGATTCCATCGAACCGCTTAGATTCTCTAAGTCGCCCTTAAGATTGTTGTTCTTCGCGGCAGCCTGCTCGGCGGCGTAACCGCTTTCGGATACGGCCTTCGTCCACTTGTTGACACCGGACTCGCCCGCCTCGTAAAGATAATTCGCGGCTTTGATGGCGTAGCTGCCGAAGATGGTCGCGTTCGCCTGGTTGCGCTGCTCGTCGGTCAGGTTCTTTTCGGCCTTCTGCAATTGGCCGGCGAAGTTCGCCATGCCGACGAAATGGCCTTGAGCGTCGTAGGCGCTGATGCCGAGTTCCTTCATCGTATTAGCGGCTTCGGCGGACGGTGCGGCCAGTTTCATGAGCATGCTGTTCAGCTGGGTGCCGGCCTCGGCGCCGATGGTGCCGTTCTGCGCGAACAGGGCCAGTACGCCGGTGGTCTCCTGCACGTTCATGCCGAAACTGTTCGCCTGCGCTCCGCAATTGTTCAATGCCTCGCCGAAATCGGAGACATTGCCGACGGCCTTGCCTGCGCCAGCCGCCAAAGTATCGGCCACTTGGGAAGCCTGAGACCCCTTCAGGTGGAACATGCTCAACGCGTTGGCCATGTATTCGGCTGCATCCCCCACGGCCATTCCATCGGACGCGGCCAGATTCAAAGCGCCAGACAAGCCGCCGGTGAGAATATCCGTGACGCTCATGCCGGCCTTGCCGAGATCGTTGATCGCATCAGCGGAATCCGTAGCGGAATAAACCGTGGAAGCTCCGGCTTCGATGGCGGCGGCACGCAGCTGGTCCATTTGGGCGCTGGTCGCGCCGGTGTTCGCCTGGACGGTGCTCATCTGCTGGTCGAAGTCTGCGGCCATCTTGACTGCGGCCACGCCGAAAGCGGCCACGGCCAGCCCTGCGGCGGTCATGCCGCTGGCGATAAGCGCGGACTTGCGTCCGGTGTTCTCCATGCCCGAAGCAACCGTCTTCGCGGTGCTTCCGGCGCGGGTCATCGCCGCCTCATATGAGGCTGTGTCCGCCATCAACCGGATGACGATGTTCTTGTTCTCCGCCAAAGCATCCTCCAAAATCAGGTCAAATGCGCCACCAAGGCGTTCGCGGCCGGATTGTCCCTGCCATTCGCATCAGTCCAACGTTTCATGGCCTGCTGCATGTGCGCAGTGGCCCAGCAGACGCTGGTTTCGGCATGCATGGTCAGTTCGGCCTTCGGGTCTTGGCAGATCGAGCGAGGCAAACCGCACAAGGGGCATAATGACCGTTCGTATTCAGCCAACGAGCGCATCCAATTACGTTCCGTCTCATCCCATTCGACCTCATCGCCCTCACTCGGGCGCCAGCCCATGAAACGCTTATAGCTGATGCCGAGCTGGCGGCAGATCTTAAGGTCCTCGACTAGTTGCGGAGAACCTGCGAGGCGAGGTCGAATGCCGCTTTTGGGTCCGCTGCTGTGCCGTTCAGTTCGGCGATGGCCTGCCAGATCGGAGTGAACTGGCCATCGGTGAGTTCGTCGAACAGATTGCGCCACGACTGTTCGGTCTTGTCCTCGTCGGCCAGTGGCTTGCCGCCGATGGTCGCGGAATCAAGCATGAGCGGCAATGCCGCGGCGGCGGTGCCGAACATGTCGTTCGTGCCGTTGTCATTGCGGTGCGCGGCCAATGCCTGCGCCCACTTGCTTACCGGCAATGCTCGCAACGTGAGCTTCAATGTCTCCGCATCCGCCTGTTCGCGCAGCTCTTCAATACGCCGCGCGGTGGCCTTCGCCTGCCGGTTCGTCCCAGCCTCCGTGATTTGTTCGCGCGTGGTCTCTTCTGCCAACGCATCACCCAATCTGGCGATGTCCTCGGCGGTCTGCTGGTTGAGGATGATATCGACCTCGCGCGTGCGCCTGGTGACTTTAAGCATTGTTGTTCCTTCGCTCTAATATTCATGTTCCTTTGCCGGAAAAGAGAAAAGAGGGTCCCGCACCGGCGAAAGGGACGAAAGTCCGATGCGGGAAGAATCAATCAGGCGACCTTCACGTTCTCCGCCCAGCCGGGAGTGCGGACGGAGAAATTGACCTTGCTGCGCAGCACGCTGTTCGCGGCGATCGCCATCTTGGCGCTCATGCCGATGCGGACCGCGTACACGTTCACAATGTCGCCGGCGGTAAAAGTCTTATCCGTCTGCTTGCCGTAGCGTCGCACGAAGTAGCCTTCCGCACCCTCGATCAAAGTTTCCATGGCCGCGTTCTGCGTGGAATGCGAAGTGTTGGTGTTGTCGATGACCTCGACGTTTGGACCGCTGATCTTCTTGCGTCCGGGGTTCTCGTAATCCTGCGCACTGTTCTCGCGCTGGTCGGAGATGGACTCCTGCGACGGAGTGCAGCTCCACCCGCCTAAGGTGACGTAGTTGGACAGGTCGGTTCCAGCGTTGATCTCGGCGGCGGTCGGCTTCTGGATGTTTTTGATGGACGGCACCCAGATCGTGTTGACCAGACCGTCCGCCGGTGTGGAAGGAACTTCGGTTCCCAGAGTCAAAACCATGACTCCTCCTTAAATATTTGTGGTCACATGCGTGACCAGTTGAATTTGAAAGTCAGAAGACGGCACTGGTAAAGCAGCGCCGTGTCCTCTGCGGTAAGTCCGGACGCGTAAGCGCCGGAGTCGGAGAATAACGTCAGACAGCCGGTGTCGAAACCCTGCGCGATGAACCGTTTGCCGGCAAGCCCTGGAATCATGAGGTCATCGGCCAGCACGTTGACGGAATCGGCCGTGGTGCTCACGATGCGCACCGTCAAAGTGCCGATGCCGCAATGCACATGCTGCGTTTCGCCGACGATATGACCGTTGGTCGTGACCGTCTCAATCACCCACGGCGGCTTCTCCGTAGGCTTAGGCGCCGTCTGCCGGTACACGGCCCAGCCAGCCGCCGGCTTCGGAATATGGTCGAGAATCGTGTCGGTCAACGTCATGATCGACGTCATTCAGACCACCTCCACGGCGGCACGCGCCACGTATTCCGCAAGCTTCGGCAATTCTTCCTCACCATGCTCGTAGAATCGGTGCGTTCCACCGCCCCTCGCGGTGCCGAAGAACGCGATGTTCGCGAGCGAACCCGCTCCGCCCTTGGTGGGGCCGATCTCGGCGGTGATGCGTCCAGGCGTCTCGCTCACCGTGTAGGTGATCGGGATACGCCTGAATGCGGCATTGCCGGAACCGTTCAGGTCGTCGCGAATCGAGTTCTTGACGTTCTGCGCACCCTTCTTCACCGAAGCGGAGATCAAGGCGCGGCGAGCCACTCCCCTGGCGAGCAGCACGTCACCGAAGGCCGTCAACTGCGAAGCGTCGAACATTCCACTCATGAGTCCTCCTTCACATTCCAACGGCAGGCGGTGGCGTGCGTCTTCTCCGATTGCGGGGAGACGAGACGGAGCCGTCTGCCTTTGAGCAGCGGGTTGGCGGATTCCGTGACTTCCACCACGTCACCGGCGCGAAGGCCTGGAGTGCCATATGGAAAATGCACGTACAAAGACCAGACCAACGAGACGGCGCCCATGGCTTGGTCCGCGCTGCCTTCGGTCTGCTCGCTGGCGAGGCCGCCGCTGGTCTGCACCTTGCAGCTGCCTTCGTACACCTTCTCCTTGCCGGTGTTCGGCAGTCCCGTGTCCGAATCCGTTGTGGTGTCTCCGGGGCGGGTGACAACGCACTGGTCGGTCATGAGGCTTTCGGCCATCTGGCGTAGTTTCGGCAGGGCTCCGATGAGAGGTGCCATGCTTGGCATGTCAACCTCCTCAGTAGTCGTAGGGGTAGTGCGGCAGCGGGATGACCACGGGTTCCGGAGCGATGACCGCCGTAGCGAGATCGCTGCTGACACGTTTCAGCAGCATGTCCCATTCCTCGTCGAGGATGGAGATCTCGCCGCGACTGCGCGAGCTGTCGATGCTGGTCTGCATGTTACCGTCGTCGATCTGCAGCATGGTGCTGCTCACGCCCTCCGGGTTGAGCGCCTTGCGTGCGACGGCGGCGGATTCCACCTCGATGACGGTCTCCTGATATCTCTCGTCCATGCACCATTCGTCCAGCACTGGGATGCGGTTGCGGATCATCATTTCGGCGCGGCGGAGCCATTTCCCGATCTGCCTGCCTTCGGTGCTGTCGGAGGCGATGTCGCGGCCGAGTTCGACCGCGACATCGTCGATTTGCGCCCAGGTCATGGAATCACTTCGCGATGATACCGGCGTTGCGCAGGCTGGCCAGCAAAGCGTTGATGGTGGCCATCTCCTGACCTGTGGTGGCGTTCCCCACTGCAGCAGCCTGCTTGGCGGGCATGCCGGACAGCACCGTATCGAGCGGCTTAGCTGCGCCGCCCGGCTGCGGCACATACACCGCGCTTGCCGGGATCACGTTCTCGCGGCGTCCGTTCTTGGTCTCCTTCATCATTCACCATCCTTCTCACTGGTCTTCTTCTTCGGCTTCGCGGCGTCGGCGACCGTGCTCGGTTCGTCGGCCTGCACCTCGGCCACTGTGTAGCCGTGACGCTGGAAATAGTCGGACGGATCCACATCGGTCTCACCGACGCCACCGACGAAGGTCACGCCGGCGGTGACGCCGTTGTACTCATTATTCGGAGCTTCGATTCGCCACATCATGATCACCTGACCTTGATCTTACGGAGCACGCCAGCGGCCTTGGTGGCCTTCAATGCGACGCCGACCGGACCAAGCTCGACCTCGCCGCGATGCACTGCGCCCGGCTGGGTGAAGTCAGGCAGCCAGGTCTTCACGAGGGTGCCGTCGGTGGTGGTGATGCCGCAGAAGCCGTCCAAGCCGACGCGGTACGCGTACAGGCTGGTGGTGCCGTCGGTGGCGATGGGGATGATCGGATCGTTGCTGCCGGCCTTCTCTCCGGCGTCGGCGAAGAGGATGCCGCCATAGGATTCGCGGCTGATCGGACGGCCGTTCGCGTTGGCGAGACCATCGATCGGCTCGCGCACGTACATGCTGGTGCGGCGCACCATGGCACGGACGCGGGCAAGGGCCTTCTTGTTGCCGACCACGATGGTCGGCGTGCCGTCAAGCAGGTCGAGGAACTCGTCGAGCGTGTCGATGGCCTTGTTGCCCTTCTCTCCTTCGAGGTCGGTCCAGTCGTAGGTGCCGGAGGTGGGCTTCATCTCGGTGCTTGAGCCGGTGAGCGCCTTGTCCAGGCCGTCGAAGGCCTTATCGTTCACGCCAACGTCGCCGTTGATCACGGTATCCTGGAACAGGGTTATCGCGGCCTTCACCTTCTCGTTGATGTTGCGTGTCACCTCGTCGGATCCCTTCGGGCCGACGTTCGCGAGGATTCGGTCGATCTCGAAGGCGCCGCCGAGCACGGCGAGTGTGGTGCTGTACTTCTTGGTCGTGGTGGTGCTCGGCGAGTATTCCGTGTTGATGGCGCGGAATTCGGCGGTGGGCTGGGTCTCCTGCCGACGGTAGGAGTAGTCGAGCGTCGCGCCGCCTCCTGCGGGGTTCACGGCATCATCGAAGATGAGGGAATCGAGGATGACGCTAGACTTTCGAAATTCGTCGATGACGAAAGGGTCGTAGTCTTCGAGGGCGTTGTTCTTCGCCTCTGCGAGAGTGACAGCCATAAGGTTGTCTCCTTCCTAAGGAATCGGTTACTTGTAATATGCGGAAATGGCTTCGGAGAGACTGTGCGGCTTCGGGTCGCCGCCCCTGCCCTGGCTCGGGTCGGGCTTGACGTTCGGCTTGTTCTGCACGCTGACGAGCTTCAGCAGGCTGTCCGCATCGGCTTCCAGCTCCTCGCGAGTGGATCCCTGCAGACGTTCCGCCAAGACCTTCGGCAATTGCTTGTCGACGGCGACCTCGTATCGCAGTGCCTTCGCGGCATTGCCGGTGTTGGACTTCTCCAGGCTGGCGATCCTCTCGCTGGCCTTTTCCGCGTCGGTCTTGTCGCGATCCTCGAACTCTTTGATTCTGGCGTTCGCGGCGGCGAGCTGTTCGCGCAGCGACTTGTTGGCCCGGCGCTCGTTCTTGAGCGCGGTCATGCCGTGTTCGCCGAGCTTCTCGTCGCCTTCGCCGCCGGTATTCGCCTGTGGGTCGGATTGCGGCGGCTCCGGCTGCGGCGGCTCTCCGCCGCCCGGTTCGGCACCGGTCTCGATGGTGCGGATGCGGATGAGATTCCACCATTTCCTATGCATTGTGTTTTCTCCTTGTGGTTTCCTTGGCCGTCACATCGCGTGCCGGCGCCGACACCATCGCGATGCCGGTGAAAAATTCGATTTCGGCTAGAGGATCCAGCCGTACTTGTAGAGCATGCCCAAGGCCTTCTCATGATCGTCGCCGCAGCGTGCGTAAATGGTCTCGGGCATGAGACGCGGCCTGTCGACCTTTGTGTACCGGCCGCCGTTCTTGACGAATTCCTTGGCGTATCCGGAGTCGATCATGCGTGATGCGGCGAGTCCGTGGCGCGTGGTGCCCTCAGTCGTGTACTTGATGTTCCGCCCGTCGATCTGGGCGGTGCGGATGCCGCGTTGGGCGTTAACCAGCTGGTTGAGGTCGGCTCCGTCCGCGTAGGCTCGGGCGTTGGCCCTTCCGCCAAGGACTTTGGCGAGCTGGTCGTCGGAGAGACTGTCGAGGTATTCGTTCGGACTGGTGCATGCGTTTGCCGGTGCTTTCGGACCGGTGTAGACGGCGATGCAGTCGCAGTGCGGATGCCTTTCGAAAGGCGTCTTGCCGCATGGCTGTCCGGCGAGGATGACGCATCTTCCGCAGCTCGGCGGTGTCAGGCCGCGCACGTAGGTGGATTGGTAGCAGATGCCGCGAGCGGTCATGCTTGTGGACGACCGGTGAGTGTCCGCCAGCATGGTGCGCGTCCTGAGCACCAAGGTCACGCCTATGCGGTCCATGGCCACGTCCACCGGAGCGCCGTTGGATACGGCCCGCTTGCCGATGGTAATCGCCGTCCACATCGTGTCCACGGTATCCATGCCGTTGCCGTTCACGCCGACCCACTGCCATGGGTCCGGCTTGTATTCCGGGTGTGCTGCGTTCACGTCGAAGCGTTCCATGATTTTCGGCGTCGATGCGATCGCGTCGGCGGCGGTGTGGTATTGCGCCGTGTCCAATACGCGGAAAAGTTCAGGCATCATGTCCGCGAAGGCGGTGTCGAAGTCTGGTTGCGCGTGCTTATGCCACAGTCTGAGCACCGTCGCGGCCAGCCGGTTGCTTCGGCTGCGCAGCAGACGGTTCTGCGCCGTCGCTTCCCGTGGAAGCGTCTGCCACGCCATCGTCGCCGCCATAGTCCACGTCCTTCATGAATTGGCCATAGGATTCGCTGATCTGCTTGGCGAAGTACTCGCGCTCCTTGTCCTTGCGGGCCTCGCTCCAGCCAAGCTCGTCCCATGCCCCCTCGCGGGAAAGGATGCCGGACGCCATGAGCTTCGTGATCGCATCAGCACGCTGAGCGTAGGTAGGCGTGTTCGGATCCTCCCAGTCGCAGCGCACCAGGTTCGCGTTAATGTCGTCGCTGGTGGCGAGCTTGTGCGCCACGGCCATGACCTGCGACCACGCATCGCCGTCAACGGCGTTCTTCAGCTCGACGTTCTTCACCAGTCTCAGCTCGTCGGCGCGGATGGCTCCCTCGGCTGCTGGATTGGCGGTGTTCATTCCGAAATAACGCATCGGAAGACCGGTGATGGCGCTCATCTGCTCGCTCAGCAGGTCGATGACCGTCTTGAAGTTCGACAGGTCGGATGCCGTGAACTGGCCGAATTTCGCGTTCGCGTTCTTGGAGGTGAGCATCGAGTTGAAATAGGTCTTTATCGCCGATGCCGGCTGTCCGGTCTTCGCGTCGATGAAGTCGTTGTGTGTGACGCCGATCGCCCATTTGCCTGGCACCGCGTGAGTTTCCATGGCGATCTGCAGGTCGAGGATGGCGCGTGCGGCCATGTCTGTCGGCCGCACCACGTCGGCCATCTCGCTCTCGCCAAGGAAGTCGCCGGCGCGCGGACGGTTGAGGAACTGCACAACAGGGACGACGCCGAGGTGGTGGTCGTCGCGGCCGGTCATGACCCACTTGCCGTGCTGTTTCTCCAGCCAGAGCGTGTATTCGGGCGTGTACAGCGTCGCGTAGTCCGGCGTCCCGTTCTCCCAAGGGTCGAAATAGACGCGGAGCGCTGATTCGACGGTTCTCGTGCGCGGGTCGATGCGCGCGATCATGTTCCTGGATGATTCGACGGTGATCAGTGGATGCCGTCTGTCCTTCGGGTTAGCACCGATGCATACGAAGCCGTGGCCCTGCACGCGTGTCTCCGTGTGCAAAAGCACCTGCTGCGATTCCATGTTGTTGTATTCCCAAAGCTCGCGCAGCTCGTTTGACACCTTGTCGTCATTCGGCACGGAGAAGGATTTGACCTGCTGGCGCTGCACGACGCTATCGACCACGATGCGCGGCCAATTCAGCGGAAAAACGAACGAACGGAGTTCAGCCGGCACGGCGATGCCGATGCTCTGGATGACCTGCCGTCCGCGATAATAATCATCCCACTGCCTATGAGGCTTGCGCAGTCGTGCAAGCCGGTAGGTGAGGCTCCTGATGAGCTTCGCGTCATCGTCGGAAAGCCTCGATGCCTGTATCAGCTCCACAAGAGCCTCCTTACCAGCCGTACACCATGACCGGTGAGCCGCCTGCGCTCCAGCCGAGCGCCCTCATGTCGGACGCCGCCTCGTGCGCGAGGATGTCGGCCATGGTTATATCGATCTTCTGATTCTCGCTCGGCTTGCCGAGCACGTACTTGTCGCCTGGCTTCGCGACCTTACGCGCCGCCATCATGTGCAACCGAGCCATGCGATCATTGGAATGCGTCGTGCTGTGGTCGGCGGTGTCCTCCATGAAGCGGGTGAGCGCGTCATACATGCGCCCGATGCGATTGGTCGGCCAAGGCACCACGATGTCCTCGCCAAAGCGGCATGCCCACTCGTCCACCTGCGACTCCCACGGATGCGGATCGCAGTAGAAGCGCTGCACCTTGTACCTGTCGAACATTTCTGACACGCAGGCGTCGACCTCGCTTCGCGGTATGCGACCCTCCCACTCAACCGGATTCCAATACGCCGGACGATTTGACGGCCCGTACGTCGGCGTCCAACGCCAGCCATCCACGGTCTCCGCACGCAATGCCGTCCAGTCACCGGATTGCGAGCCATCGAAGCCAAGACAAATCTCAGTCCCCGGCTCAGGTGGCTGACGGTCAACCATCGTGCCATCGTAAAGCGGCTCAGGCATATACGAGCCCAAACCCTGCACGATCTCACAACCGTAGAAACGTCGAGCCTGCGCCGGATCACGGGCCATCAACTCGGTAGCGGTCGCTTCGACCTGATCGAGCGGCACCCACGGACTGCCAGAGTAGACAAATTCGAGAATCTTCCGCCTGTCCTGCGGATCCGCGAAATCCAATGAGGGGTCATGCTTCGGAAAGAACTTCATAATGTCCGACGCCGTGCTCTCGTAGGTCATCTGGCCGAAGCTGGCATCCATCGGATCCCACGGATTCGTCAACTCCAACATGCGGCCATCCATGGCCATAGCGCCACGCATCACCGTGTCGCCAACCTCGAACATGCCGCTGCGTCGAGTCCAGATGCCGGATTCGTCACCAAGGACGAAGTTCACCGGATTGCCCAGCTTGGAATGCGCCGAAGCCGTCACAGGGTCGATGCGTCCGCCGTTCGGAAGGCGGATGAAACCTTCACGAACCTTCATCAAATCGGACAGGTGACCATTGCGCACCATCGACTGCAAAGGACGGTAGACGTTCGCCGTCTGCTCTTCCGAAGTGGCGAGCAGCTGAATCAAAGCGGTACGACGCGGCATGCCCATCGGCTCACCCGGAGAATACACGTATTCGAAACCGCACGAGCAACCCCAGTCGGAGCAGCGGAACGTCTCGCCGCCACGCGCCCATCCACAGAACACGCATGGGCCAACACCCTCAAAAGCAGCAACAGCCGCACCGAAAGGCGACTTGCCCAGCTTCTGACCGCCAACGATCTGTCCACGACGCCATTTGAACGCCGCAGCCTGACGAGGCCGAGCCGGATCATACACGGCATCGGGCTTCACTCGATAAAAATCAATCGCATTGTCCAACTGCCAGCCCACAAGCTCAAACGGCTTGCCAAGGTCAAAACCGTTGGGGACGACACAATGCGCGGCAATCCAGTCAGCAAAAAGAAAACCAAGGGACTTCGGAACGACCGGCTCTTTCTGCTCGCTCATTCCGCATCCTCTTTCTGATTCTCAAGCCACCGCTGCTTAGCGCTCTTGAACGGAATGATCTTGTCAGAAGATTCTGCCGAGCGTTTCGGCTTCGGCTCGTCATCGACAATCGCCCAACCATTCAAACGAAGGCCTTGCGGAGTCAAACCGATGGTGTCGGCATACCGTGCAAGCGCGGTACGGTCAGCGGCCTTCGCCTCCGAAGACTCGCACAATACGAACTGGCGGACATACAGGGCAATCGTCGTGAACATGTATCCATAACGCGGCATATGCCATGCGATAGCCTGCGGCAACCGCCACAGGTCACGCCACAATTCACGCTCACGCCGATTCCACGCCTCCGTAGCCTTCTCGTCGCGCTCCTTGTGAAAACCGTCATCATCCTTCCAAGTGTCCCAAATCGTCCACTCGGACAGCGGAAAAGCCTTCGGACGGTAATGATAGCCACGAGACGAAAGCGGAAGAATATCAGCGCCAAGACCACGCGCGTCCGACCGTGCGCTGGACGGATCCGGCATCGGACCGGAGCGTGTGCGTGCGCCGCCATGCGTCGCCATTCGACCTCCAATCCTCGAACCGGAAAAATTACGGTATCGGCCAGTCCGTCAAATCTTGAACTATCCGCGAACTTGCGAGTCCCCTCACCGGCGGTCTTGGCCTTGCCGTTCGGGGTACCCCCCTAGGGGTGTTGGCGGGTTGGTTGATCGTATTTTTTCCTGTTTGGTGTGTGTTTTGTTGTTTTTGTTGCGTGTGCTTGTTTGGCTTGTCCGCTTGTGTTTAGTTCGTTTGTGTCGTGTCGTGTTTGTGTCTGCGGTTTGCCTGTTGGCTGCGACTGTGGTTGCTGCTGTGGCTTGGCTTGGTGTCGTGTCCAGTGTTCGATGCTTGCGGTTGCTTTGTGTTGGCCGTCTTTCCTGTTGCAGCTGCGATGTTCTGGCCCTGTCCAGCTTTGTCTGTTGTCTGTGTGGCCGAGGTCCCATTGGTCTGCGGCTGTGACTGGCTGTCCGCATTTGGCGCAGGTGTGTGTTTCGCCTGTGGCCAGTCGTGCCTCCCATGCCCTGCGGAGGTGGCGGTGTGCTGCGTCGTATCCTCTTGCTGTCGAGCTGCCGCGCTGCCGCTCGTATGCGTGTGTGTGGATGGCGCAGAAGCGTGTGCCTTGTTTGACGAGTTGTGGGCAGTTGTGCCAGGCGCATCTGCGGAGACTCATGTGGCCTTGCCGCCTTCCGTGGCTGTGGTGTCCGGCATGTCCCGGGTACGTCACCCGCGAAGTTCCCCAGACCAGCCTCAGCCATTTATGGGCTACCGGTGTGACTGGTGTCGCCGCATATGTCGGCGTCCTTTTCGCATCGGCCCCAAGGGTTTTCGCGAGGCTCCATGCCGGACAGAGTTGATTATAGCGAATGCAGCTGGATATGAATAATGGTCCAACCATTTTCTGGCTGAACCATTCTACGAACATACGACAGTATAGCATTTCAACGGTGACAGTCAAGTAGGGCTGCTAGTTCTCCGAGGTTGAACGTGTACTGCCGCTTGTGTTCCGTCGGCGTGGCGTGCGACAGTTTGCCACGTTTGAGCCATTGGCTGATGAGGTTGCGTGATACGGTCAAACCGTATCGTTTCAGCTCCTTGGCCGCGTCGCTGGGTGTGCCGGTGATTTGCATTTGCCATAGTCTTTCGTCTCGTGCTGCTTTGATTGCTGGCGCGGCCCATTCCCTGTGGCAGCCTTGGCATGTGACCGATTCTGCTTCTGGCGTGCCGGTGAGCATGCTGTCGCATTTTGGGCAGGTGCCGAGGATTATGAGCTCGTCTTCCGGGGTCAATGCTCGTTCGTTGCGTCGGATGATGTGTTCCAGGGCGGCGTAGTCGTCTGCTGCTGTGCTCATGTTGAGGATGGTGTGCCGGTTGCTGATGATGGCATACCATGCTTTCCGCCAATCGTATGCGGCGTATGCGGCGCGTATTTTGCCTGCCTGTTCGGCCAACCATGCCTCGCTGTCTGCGATGAGGTCCTGCGCATGGGTATCGATGGGCAGTGGCGCGGTGCCTTTGTTCGGCGTGTGTGCCGGGGTGCCGATGTGCGCCTGACGGAGCATGATGCTGCGCAGGGTCGGTAGCTGGATGTGTCCGAGCTGGTAAATCATGGCCCAGTAGTCGGCGGTGCATTTGGCGCAGAGCGTGCCGCTGACGGGTTTGCCGCAGTGCTGGCAGTCGGTCAAAGTCGGGTCTCCTTGTCGTACTGGTGGATGATCGCGGCGACTTCCGCTTTCGGCACTTGCGGCACGAGCGGCGCGATCTCGTCGAGCGCATATCCGGCCTGATGCCATTTGATGATCATGTCTTCGAGTATTTTCTTCATTTGTATTCCTCCACTGTGTCGCAGCCGATGGTCTTGCCATGGTCGGTCAGACAGACCCATGTCACGTCGCCGGTCTTGACCGTCTCCATGCCATAATCGGGATGCGTGCCCGCATACCAGGACGCGTAGATGCATATTCCCGCCAGCGAGAGCATTGAGGCGACGAATACCACCAGCAAGCCAATCACAATTTTCTCGACCTTGTCCAATCCGCCCATCATTCACCGTCCTTTTCGATTTCGAAGGTATCCTTGTATGGGTTTTCGCTTGTATATTGCGGGAAGTCGCATTCCTGGTCTTTCCAGCCTGCGGCGTAGCCTTCCTGCCATGCCTTGCGGCGCTCGTGCTCCAACCATTCCAAGCTGCACATGGTTACATGTCCGTCGTGTTTCATGATTTCTCCTTGTTGAGTCGTTTCGCCATCTGGCAGGCTCGTTGGTCTGGCGTGGCGGTTTCCTTGTCTCGTCCGAGCGCCTGTAGCACGTGTTCGCACTGCCACGTGTGTATGTGTCGTTTCGACGGTGGTATGCCGCTCATGTTGGCTCTGCGTTGGCACCAGCCTTTCCACAGGCGCGTCCACTCGTTGACGGTGTGTGTTTCGCCGTAATGTCGTGAATTGAATGCGTTCCATGCGTCCGATAGGTCGAGGTTCGGATAGTTTCGGATGATGTCGGCGTTAGCGTGCGCCTTCTCCCTCACCAGCTCGAAGTCACTCATCCCGATTTCTTTGGAGAAAGAAGAAGAATGTTCTTCTTTCTCTTTCTTTTCGGGTACGGGAACGGGAACGGGGCATACGTTTGCCATCGACTTGCCATCGTCTTGCCATGCGTTTGCCATAGGTTTGCCATGGCATTTGCCATCGGTTTTGCCATTTTTGCCATTCTCGGGCTTGCCCCATCGACGGTTGGCTCCACGTTTTCCTGCCTCGCTACGCTTCTTGCGCAGAGCGTCCACTTCCTCACCGTCAGGCTGGTAGTCGCTCCAATCGTGGAACTGGTAGCCGTCCTTCTGCTCGTCGTAGGCCCATAATCCCGCGTCGCACAGCTCTCGCACTGAATCGTTGGAGCCACGGAACATCGGCACCATGCGAGCCGGAACGAACCCGCCAGTCAGCTGTTGCGCCGACCATGAGCCTGAACGGAGCCACAATGCGGTGGCCCCGTCCGACAGCATGGCGGTCTTCGGATTCGAGTAGAAGGAATCATCCACCTTGAACCACATCTAACCTGTTCCCTTTCCTTGAATTGCAGGAGCGGCACATGGTTTGAAGATTCTCCATGGTGTCCTCGCCGCCAAGACTCCACGGAATGATGTGGTCCAAGCTCAGGTGGTCAGTTGCTCCACATTCGACGCAACGGTAATGGTCACGCTCGTATACCGCCTTGCGTAGCTTCTTGCTTATCGGCTCCCTTGACCGTGGGTCGAAGCGTCTGAAGCTCTTGATGTGGTAGACGGGTTCTCGAAGACGAACCTTGTCTGTCTTCGTCAGGAAACCCGCGTCGATAATCGCCTGTAATTCATCGTCTTCGCCATCGAGAACGTACCGGATGACAGTGTATGGAATATCACCGTAGCTCCTGTTGTCGGAACACCAGGAAATCATCATCACGTAGAGGCCGATTGATGCCGGACTCTTTCTCATGAGTTCCAACATTGTTTCGTCTCGATACCATGAGACCGGAATCTGGAAATAGCCCATTTCAATCCTCTCCTCTTGTGATTCCGTTGTATTCCATCCAGATGGCTTCCTGCCGTGGCGTGCTGCATGGAAGGCCGTCGAAGTTGAGGTTCGCCCAACCGCTGCCGACGTGCGGCTGGGCCATGATGTCCAGTGCTTCCGCGATCTCCACCAAGTCCGGTGGTGGCGTGAGAAGAATTCCAACATCTTCCATCACAGGCTCCCGAATCGCTTGTAGAATTCGCTGTCGGTCATGCCATACAGCGGATCCATGCCAGTCGGCTTGCGCGCGGACAGCCGGTAGCCGCAGTAGGGGCAGGTCACGTAATATGTGCCGACAGTCTCGCCGCAGTGGGCGCATTCCACGTATCTGATCGTCTTGCTCATTCGCTTACCGCCTTCCGTGCGATTTCGAGCATTTCCCGAGCGTCCCTGAGATAGTTGGCTCGCATTTCCGGCTCGGCCAGAGTCCAGAAGCAGTCCTCACTGGGCATGACGTCTTCCCAGGCTGGTGCCATGTCCCACCACAGCAGTTTTTTCGCCACGGCTTCGACCTCGGCGTCAGCCGGTGGAGCGGAACGTCCGGCCATGTACGCTGTACCGGCAAGCTCCCGAACCGTCTGGAAAGTCAAATCATCATCCATGCCACGCTCGTAGGCGTTGGCCTCGTCAAGCATGATGCTCAATTAGTCCTCTTTCCGTTCGCCTTGACCATTGCCCAGAGGATTTCGCTTGCCGGACGCCGCCTGTATGACAGGTCGTGGTTGGACTGCACGTGGCCGAGAATCAGTTTCGAGCCGGTCGAATCCGGTGTCAGGATCGCGTTCACACGCTCCGGCACCATCTTCTGCCATACGATCTCGTCGCACAGCTCCTTCGTGCAGACCAGATAGTTCTGGTCGCCATAGAAGGTCAGACCGTTACCGCTCGTGAAGTCAGCCATGCATGACTTGACCTCGTAGAATCCGAAGCAGCCTTTCTCCACGCTTGCGGGCACCGGTTCGCCGTTGATGTTCCATGGCTTGAAGCCCACGTAGTCCACTCGCCGCTCGTCAGGCGTACCGCGGTCGAAGTTGACCTCGCTCGCCCAGAACGCGGTCTGATTCCTCAGACGCTTCTCCACCAGCTCGGACAGCATGGCGGTGGTTTCAGCCCTGCTCATTCCGTGTCCTCGCTTTGGTCGGTCTTCTTGTCGAATTTCGGGGAGAATATCGAGTCGGCATTGCCTAGCATCTCCCTGCAATGCTTGTATGCCTCGTCGTATGCTTCGAGACGGCCAAGAGCCACGTCATCAATCCATGGCGTGTACTGCTTGTACGCCAGTTCCTGTCGAGCCTCACGACCCTTCTCGCTAAGCCAATGAGCGAACTCGTACAGGGCTTCGTCACGATCTTTTGGCATCATTCCTCGCTTTGATTCGGCACCTCGGACGGCATGTGGCCGCTGTCGCCGAGCATGGAACGGCAAAGCTCTAGCATTTCGTGGAATGCGTTAACTTGGCCGTCATAGAAGTCTCGGTCGCTCTTTCTGCGGACATCGAATCTGGAAAGTCCGGCTTCATGACAGCGACTTTTCGCCCAGTCGATGATCTCGTTGAGCGTCTTGTCTTTCTCGGTTATGTTCGTAGCCATGGTTAGTGTTCTTCCTCTTCGATTCGGATTGTGATTCGGTACCAGCCTTTTCGGATGCTTGGTTCTCCACCTCGGTAGTCGGGGCCGATGATGTGTTTTGAGTCATCGTCGGGCCAGAAGCCGGTATCGGTGAGCGCGTCAAGGATGGCTTTGACCATGGGCGCCGCGTTCTCCGGGTCGAAGCGCCCGTGGGTCAATGGGTGGATGATCGCGGTGACGTGCACTGGGAAGTGTTGTGGCCTGTGGTGGCCGTTTTGGAGCCAGAATCTGGCGAATGCCATGGCACGCTGTTTGACTGCGCTTGTGTGCGCGAATTTCACTCGCCAGTGGCCGCGACGGTTTTGCGTCCACCATTCGTCCCGTGGAATGTCCACGACGAATTCCTGCATCATTCCTCCTCTTCTTCGGCTTCGATTTCGCATTCGGGGCATGGGATGGGGCGCGCCGGATACAGCGCGCACCCATGCTTCGGGCATACCGGTTCCACGTCCGGTGGTTCAATCCATTCGCGCATCAGAATTCAGGCTCTACTGGCGCACTCCACGGATCATCGGCCGGAGCCTGCGACTGCTGTTGTGCCTGCTGCGGCTGCTGATAGCCGCCACCGTTGGCGCTGCCGCCCTGGTATCCGCCTGACTGCATCTTCTGCACCTGCGCCGTCGCATACTTGAGCGATGGGCCGATTTCATCAACCTGCAATTCGATGACCGTGCGATTGGAACCGTCCTGCGCCTGATAGGAACGCTGCTGCAAACGGCCCTGCGCGATCACACGCATGCCCTTCGCGAGTGAGCGGACGCAATGCTCAGCCAAGTCACGCCAAGCGCTGCAGCGTATGAACAAAGCCTGACCGTCCTCGAACTGGTTCGTGCTGCGGTTCCAGGAGCGCGGCGTGCTGGCGATCGTGAACGACGCGACCTGCGCGCCAGCGGACGTCGTGCGCAATTCAGGATCGGCGGTCAGATTCCCGACGATCGTGATAACGGTTTCTCCGGCCATCACTCGGCCTCCTTCACGTCTGCTTCGGTTTCGGTGTCCGGCGTGTCCGCTTCCATGACTTCGGCGGTCACGTCATCAGTCGCATCGGAGGTGATTACCGGTTGGAACACGTCGCTGTAATCCGGCGTGGTTTCGTCAACGCTCGCGGCCTTCTTCGCTTCGATGCTGACCGGCATGTACTTGAAACTGCGGCGGATGATGGTCTTCTTCGCCATCTCCACGAAGTTCTTCACCCACGGTCCGGTGATCTGATGGCTGCGGTTGCGTGGCGCGTACTTCTCACGGTATTCAAGCAGATCGCGTTTCGACATGTAGTCGGCGTATCGTCCGCCGTTCGGCAGTTGGACGCTGAGATACACAAATTTCAGCTTTTCCTCACTATGGTCGGCGTCCACGTTCACCTCGTCGGGGCATTCGATGGTCGGCACGCCGTTCTCGTCAAGCTTCAGCTTGATGTTGTCATCCTCGTAGACGGCTCTCGGCTGCGCGTAGATTCCACTGTTCTCCAGCAGTTTCAGCATTCCCTTGTAGCCGATGACGAACGTGGCCTGCTTCTCCCCGGTCGCATAGTTCTTGTTGCTGTAGGGCAGGATGTAAGCCTGTCCCAAGCCGTCCACGTCGGACGGGCGCAAGCCCAGGGCGGCGCACTGCATGAAGCAGGAAAGGACGCTGACCGGCGTGCAGTCCGCCAATGCCGGAGTGCGGTTGATGCTGCTGATGCACATCTGCAACAATGCCTCGCTGTCGAGGTTGCCGCCGATGACACGTGCGATCTGCGGCCATGAATGCTCCACAAGCTGCTTGAGCTTGCCCCTCGGATTGAGGGGCTGCAACTGCTGTCCCTGCGCCTGCTGTGCGATTGCTCCCATGATTTATTGCTCCTTTTCTTCGATGGCTTTGAATGCGAATTTGCGGTATGTGGCGGCTTTGACGACGTATTCCTTGCGGGTCGTCGTCTTGTAGGTGGCTTGGAGGTTGCCGCAGCGCACGCCCGTATGCGAGCCGATGCGCAGGATGATCTGCTCCTGTAGTTCCTTTTGTGTGGCCTTCAGGTCATTGAGCATTCTGTTGGCGCTCTCGTATCTTGCGAGCAGGTAGTAGAGGTGATCGTCGGCGCTTTCGTCCACGATGTCCGGCGTCGGCTCGGGGAACGCCTTCTGCACGTCCACTCCGGTCAATTGCGGTGGAGTGTCAGAAGTGACGAAACGCCAGAAGTCGACTGCGGCCTTGTCTATCGCGCCCATATCCTCCACGTCGGCCTTGAACGGTATCTCCACCGGCTCGTCGTCTCCGATGGCCACGTACACGTAGCCCCACGTCCATCCCGTTACAAGCGCGTAGAACTCGACTTGAGCGAGATAGTAAGGTGGAATTCGGAGGTTGCCGTCCTCGTCATGCCAGTCCCCCGCTCGACGGTTGCTCGCCGTCTTGATTTCGAGGATCCCAAAACTTCCGTCCTCCCCTTGCAGGATGCCGTCAAGGGAAGCCCTCAGATAGGGCTTTTCGCGGGCGATGAATTGCTTGTCGGTGCCGTCCGTGACGAGCATTTCCGGATGATTGGCGCGGAAACGCTTACGAAGCTCGTTCTCCAAGGCATTGCCACGGATGACGGCCCACTTGTCCGAAATGTCCTCCGGTTCCACACGTCCGGTCTTCTCAAGCCACAAATCGTAAGGCGTTTTGAAAGCGTTAAGGCCGAGGATAGTGCTCATGTCCGAACCGCCGACACCCGCCTTACGGCTCTTCAGCCATGCGAGATGCCGTTCCGTTTTCTTGCACTGCCGGAACCGTTCGACCGTGTAGCGTTCCGTGTCCTTGAGTGTGATACGCTTCATTCCTTCGCCACCTTCATTTCCTGGACTTCACCGTTAAAAAAATCGATGATGAGATTGAAGATGGCGACCGCCGACGTTTTGAGCGCGGTTTTTCCTCTTCGCTTTCGGCTTTGATGGCGAAAACGCCATCCTTGCTGTTGAAATTGAGTCTCACTTCGCCACGTCCTTCGAGTAGTTGGCTTTCAAGTCCATGAGTTCGCCGTTGAGGAGTTTCGTGGCGAATCCGTAGACCACTTTGTCGTTGGTCTGGAACGCGGTTTTCTGCAGAGCGCTGATGGCGTCGTAGATGTAGACCAGCGCGTCCGTGATGGCGGCGCGTGTATGCTCGCGCTCTTTTTCCGGTGCCATCTCCGCAGTGGGGAGTTTCGCTGTGATGATGTCGGTTGCTGCGATTTTCGATTCGGTGACGTTGTCCGCTGTGATTTTCGATGTGGTGGTCATGGTTTCTTTCTTCTTTCCGGTTGTGGAGTTTTTCCGTGTCTTGCGGGGTGAATGCTGGTTGAAGGCCGGCAGCAGTCCCTCCTTGCGGAGTTGACCGAGAATGTTGCCGACTGTTTTCTGGCTCATGCCGAGCGCTTCGGCGGTTTCCTTGCCGTCGAACGGCTGGCCCTGGTCGATGCGTTTCCTGCAGTGCGCGAGGATTAAGTCTCGTTTCGACGGCGCTTCCGGTTTCTCTGGCAGGCCCTGCGTGAGGAGTCCGGCCTTGCGTAACGCCCGCATTTCCGTGATGTCGAGTCCCGCTTCGCCCGATTCGTCGTAGATTTTCTTCAGTTCGGCGAGCTCGTCGGCTGTGTATTCGTGTTTCAACGTGTTCCCTTCCTGAGTCTTTCAATGAGCGTGTGGTTTTTGCGGATGAAAGCGTCCACGTCGATTCCCCGCTGCGTGAGGGTCGGCTTGTTGTCACCGAAGCGTGCTTTACCGTCGCTTGTGACGGTCGGACTGCTTTTAACCCGTGTGCCGGAGCGAGCGTGCCGTTTTTTCATCGCGCCACCGTCCTTCGGTATTCGTGCGCGGAAGCCCACCGTTCGGCCACGGCGCGTTGGTAGCGGACTTTGCGCCTGTCCTGATGTCCTCCGGGCGGTTCCACGCCGATTTTCAAGTACGGCGGGCCTTTGCCGGTACTCCGCCAGTTGGCAAGGGTGCGCACGCTCATGCCGAGCATGACGGCCAGTTCGGCTGGCGTGAGCAGATCGGTCATGGCCTGCCGTCCTGAATGTCGCCCATCGGGTCGATGTGGAGGCCGGTGAGCATTTCCACGGTGTCGCCGCCGCCGCGTTCGAGGTGACGTTTGAGCGCCTTGTCGATGGCCTGGCATGCGATTCGGGCGGCAAGCGCGGTGGCCTCGCCGAGTCTGTTGCCGGGCAGGGTGACGCCGATCAGGCCGCCGTCCAGCGGCATGTCAAGTGCGGCGACGAACATTGGGGCGGATTCCGGGTTATCGGGGTCGATGTCGACGCAGAGCACCCATTTTGCCGACCGTGGTTTGTTTTCGTCCATGATGTGTTTTCCTTTGCTTGTTGACGTTGTGGTGCCCCGTCCTGACGAGTGGATGGGGCTGAGTGGCTGGCATTGGAGTCGAACCGATGCCGTCCTTGGATTCCGAGCGCCCCTTTGACTGTTGGAACACAGACCTGAACGTGTTCGCGGCCGGTGGCGTGGCCGACGGCGACTGAAAGCCGTCAGGCGGACTTGAAAGGGTTTGCAAACACCGGAATGCCTGCGTTTCTTGATAGAGAGAAGAAGATTTGGAATCCGTGGACGGGCGAACCGTCGCCTAGCCGAATGCGCCGACAGTGTATGTGAAAGCAAGATGTGGTCGGCGCGTGGATAATAATCGATATTCAGTTATGGTTCCCGCCAGCCGACAATGGTGAACGTGGATGTCCGCGAAAACATCCCTAATTTGGTTTGTTTTGTTGGACTGTCGGCTGGTGGGAAGTCTTTAGTCGCGTGGGGCGAACCTCACGGTCAGCCATAGGCCGGTCAACAGGTAGACGGCGCTCACGAGGATGGTCGCGGCATGCGAGTCGGCGGTACGCCACGTAAACAGCAGTGTCATGCTGCTCACGAATCCGATGATGGCGGCTGCGAACTTCAGGCGGCGGAGCGTGTAGTTCGGCTTCGTGTTCTCCGCCTGTTCGCTGTCACGGCGGTGGTCATGGCTGGTCATTTGGTTGCCTCCAGTTCCTTGAGGATTCGATTGCATTCGCGTCTGATGCGTTGCACGTCTGTTTTTGTGAGGGTGACGTTGAAGTTGCCTGTCGAGGTGCGGAAGCTCATTCGGGCCATCGGCCTACCATCCCAGGCAGGGAATGCCTGCATCTCGAAGCCGCCGTCGTCCATCAAGCTCATCTCGTTGCTCCGATCTTGTTGGAGAGGTTGTAGGCGATGTCCTCGATTTCCGCCGAGGTGAAGTCCGCGAGGGTGATGTCTTGGATGCCGTCCACGAGACTGGCGCTGCCATCCTCATGGAGGCGGATATAGAAGCCGCTTGATGCGAGCAGCAGGCATCCGGGTTCGTGGAGTGTCGGCGGTTTTGGCGGGTTCAACAGTTGCTGGCTCATGTTCGGTTTCCTTAGGCTTTGAATTGTTTGATGCTGTCTATCGGTTGGAGCAGCACCGCAGTGAGTTGGAAGAGGGTCATTCCAAACATGTCGGCGATTTTTTCCAGATCGCTTACGGTGAGGTCTTTCTTGCCGGTGAGTTTCTTGTTCACCAGCGGCCTTTCGCATCCAATCGCTTTGGCTACGTCTTCTTGCGTCATGCCCCTTCGAGCCATCTCCCCTCGGATGTTGGCTCTCATGAGTTCCGTTTCGCTTGTCACCCAACCTCCTTTCTCGTTTCATTGCTGATTACAAATAGTACTTATTTGGATACTCTTACGAGAGTACCTAATTGATTACTTTACAAAAAGTACACAATTGGGTATTATGGAGCCATGGGAACAAGAGCTAACACCGACGTTACCGACGGAGCGCGGAGCGTCATGGAATACTGCAAAGCACTGCAATCCAGGAGCGGTATGACCGCTACAGATTTCGCCGCGAAATGTGGATTCAGCCGCAACTATTGGTTCGTCCGCGCCCGGTTCGACGCGCCCTTGACGGTATCGGACTGCGAGCGAATCGCCAAGACATGCGGGATGACATTGCGTCAGCTATTCGCAAACGCGCTGGCAGCACAGGAAGAAAAAAGAACCGCCGAAACCCTCAACAAGCTGCAGAGGGGCGACGTGGCCCTTGCGGCATATCGGGCCGCTGGCAAGCAGGAGGCCATCAACGGAGAGGCTGGGCCGGATTACGACGAGCCTGCCTGACCTGCCGATCGACCGGCGCATGACATACGGCGCCATGCGCCGCGCCATCATCGGCCTACCCGTCACCGTATCCAGCGCCATCCTGCCGGACGGACTATGGGGCTGCTACGACAACGAAAACAACGTCATCCTCATAGACCGACGGCTCACTTATACGGCAAAACGCTGCACCCTCGTGCATGAATTACTGCATTGGCGGCATGGCGACACCGGCTGCTCGAACGATCGTTCGAAGCAGGAGCGACGGGCGCGAACGCAGACGGCCCTCACTCTCGTCAACCCCGCCGAGCTCGCACTACTCGAACGCATGTACGAGTACGAATGGCAGATCGCCAACGAACTCGACATAACGACACAAGTCCTCGAAGACTACCGGAGCACGCTCGCATCGGCGTAGAATCGGCTACAATCCCCCTTGTTTGGCGGAAAGAGAGAAGGAACCAATGAGAATCAGACAGAACAATGCGATGCTGGTCAAGCTCAAGGCATGGCTCGGCAAGGACGTGAAAGTGAAGTCGGCGGTCTGCTCCGGCATCGCCGCCGTATGTGCAGTGGCGTTGGCCGTCGGAGCGGCCACCTATGCCGCCAGCGTCCATTCCGCCGCGGTCAAGGAAGCCGCCGAGACGATCGAAGCCGACAACGCCGACTATTCGAAGCTGATAGACGAATACAACAAGCTTGTGGACGAATACAACTCACTGTCGGATGATTACGACACTGCGACGAAGACGATAGACAAGGCTGACGGCATGAAGGCCGACATAAAGAAGATGGAGGCCACGCGGGACAATCTGCAGGCGCAAATCGAATCGTTGACCGGTCAGGTCGACAACGCCAAGAGAACCAGCGCCTCCGATGGCGTGTGGCAGGTCGGCAAGGACATCGACGCCGGAACCTATCGCGCAAACAATTCCGTCACGGACCGCTGTTACTGGGAGATCTCCGTAGGCGATGACATCGTGCAGAACGATATCCCTGGCGGTGGTTATCCGCAGGTGACGGTGAGCGATGGACAACAGTTCAAGCTCCAGAATTGCGGCACGTTCACCAAACAGTGACGTTCTCTTCGATTTGCCCCACATTTGTGGAGCTTTTATATTGGGTATGTAAAATAAGTGGCTGGAAATTGGTAAATATCTGGTTGGACAATCAAGATGATGCCCACCGAATCCCAACCACTAATTTAACGAATATTATCTCTAAAAATCCAACCACTTTTTTAACGATAGGAGATTCGGCTTAGCGGTCTGAAATCCGTCACACCTCGACGGTCTATCCCTGTCTTGATGCCTCTTTCGCAATCACGCTCGGGATCTTCTTCAAGGAACGAGACGACGCCCTTGGCCATGCGAGAGATGAGGCCTTCGAGCTTGATAACGCAGTCGTATGCGCAGGCCTTCAAGTTTTCCGCACCAACTCCGGTGTGGCCATAGCTCGCGACGATTCCGCACTCGTCGCCTTGGACGCATACCCCGATGACTTTGTAGGGGCTGTAATCCTTTCCTTTGCCCTCGATGACCGAGGACCACGCATGGACCACTGCACAGCGCAGCTGGTAGAGGTCTGAGGCGGTGAATGCACCTCGCGCCGTTATGCCGTTGAGCTCATCGCTAATCTCGTCTTGGCTCTTCTCGTCTTTTCGCTCGGCGTTCATCTTCTCGCCGGTATTTGGAAGATCCAGGTATTTCACGCACCAATCGGTGTACTTCATACCGACGGCTTTTGCGCAGACGTCGGGTATAGTCACGACGAGGCTCAGCGCTGCAAGCAAAAGCCCTGCGTCGAAGGCTATCTCGCATTCTTCCACGAGCCTGCTGGGCGTGCGATGAATCACGGTCGGGGAGCCGTATTCGTTGGCGGCGCTTTCCAGGCCACCTGAAGGCGCAGGCCTCCAGGCTGCAATTTCGTCGAGTCTCGCATTCATAGGATCTCCCCTTCCTTCTCTCTGCTTCAAGCTACCGCAGATGGGGATTGGACGTGCCGATTCTTCTATTTCAGCGCATTGGCGCTGTATGAAAGAATGAAAATAATGTTACATATGCATGTATGTATATTTCATGTTTGCAAGTTAGTATTTTCCACTTGCAAGGTTAATATGCACCCTTGTTTACAACACGCCATACACACATGTTTGCAAGTTAGCATATAATGTGTTTCAGAACAAAAAACCTCCGCAGTGTTAACGGCACCACGGAGGTAAAACATGAAGCCTCACTCAAAGACTTCCGAAACCATTGTAACGCATGGCTTGGAGGTCGGAAATGGACCGTGAAATGGGATACCGCAACATGCTGGCAGTCGAAGAACTCGCAAGCCAAGGAAAACTCACCGTCACCCACAAGGGCGCACGCAGCTTCGACTTCGCTCAATACGCCCTGCTCAGCCGCATGGCATGGCTCACCGCTGACTGGCCGCTGGACAAAGCCGCCAAGGAAAAGCACATGCTTCCGCGCACCTACGCTTCCGGCTGGCTCAAAATCGCCATCGATTGGGGCATGACACTTCCCCAGTCAATGGACGAGCTCGTGGCGATCGGCAATGAGCCGCGCAATCCGAAGCGAGAGCAGCTGGCTTACAACCGCATAGGCAAGATCGCCAAAAAACTCGAATCCGCAGGACTCATCAAATGCCTTCGCAAAGGCAATGTTCAGCGCAAGAACAATGCCGTGTGGCTGCTGACTATCGGCACGCCGGAGGAAAATCGCGAGGTCGAAGCCTACGTGCGACAGCACATGTACCTCTGATTCCGTGCCCACATTTTGCCCACGTCCTTGCGGTAATTGCAGTGATTTGCAGTGATTTGCAGTGATATGCGAACCATGCGGGAACCGTTGGAAACACTGAGAAAATGGCAGAATAACAACGATATGAAAAACCGAGCGCAAAGGGTTCGAGTCCCTTATCGCCCACTTTTTGTTTCCGCAGAAGATAAGCCGTTCCGGCTCTTCCGATATTCCCAACTATCTCGCGTGCACGTCAGCAAAGTCATGACTTTTGTCAAGGTTTTGCCAAAGCCTCCGTCAACGCTTACCAATTCAATATAGACAATTTCATGGAAACATCTTCTTCGACCGCTTTCGCAAGTAAAAAAGGCTTGGAATCGTGTGA